TGTCAAGTTCTACTCCTTCAGGAACATAGTAAGCAGTCAACCCGCCTACAGGTTCCAAAAAAACCAGGAGCAACATAACTTTGCGTAAGCACATTACCTTGTCTACTCATTTGAGAATAGTTACCCGCACCCAATGCACCTTTTGTTGCTGTCATCCATGGCCACTGAACAATATGACATGTCCATGGACCAGCAGGTGCTGTGGGGGGTTTACGAAGAGTAATAGATTGTTTTATCGTTGAAACAACACTTGCTCCAGACTGAACATCAGGCCAGCCAGATAGTTCTTTCAACGGTTTATCATGGAAAGGATCAATTGCACACGTCAACCAATCTTTTCCCTGGATACTAATCAAACCTTCATTAGCCATCATTGACAAAATTTTTTCTCCTCTTGTAACTTTTACAGCCATCAGAAAACTTTTTAAAATTTTCATATTCATGCATTATTTAATTGTTTTAGGGCAGTCGAGAAAAGTTAAAACTCGACTCCAATATTCCAATGGCGGGACGAGATCACTCAGAAAGCGAACCCATCCGCTTCGAACCCAAGATAGGTTCTGCGAAAAGAGTTACGAGAATTCATTTCGAGATTACTTGTTTGTAAAGCATCATCGAAAATGAAATTATGTTTTGGGTGTCGGTCATAGAACCATTTCAAATATTTCAACGACTCGTCGAAAATATCTGGGTTCGGATATGAGTTAACAACTAAACACATTATACGGAGAAAACGAATTAAGACATCTTTATTATTATATTTCTGGATTAAGGAAGAACAAATTTTTCCGAAACGGGGATATGGTACATACATACTCGAGCTCTCATCAAAATGAGTATAAGAGCCAAGAAAAGAATGAACATTACTTACTCGACCACCAGGGTCTTTCACAGTCCAAACCTGAGTAGATGGTTTACATTCCAAACCAAATTCAAGGTATACATCACGCTCAAAATCAAGAAAGTCTTGAGGCGATTCAAAACCAAATTTGTCAAGATGACAACCCCCTAACTTATCATCTGAGTAGATCATCAATTTTGCATTTTCGAAAATATAAGTCAATTTAGGAACCTCCCCAATCAACATCAATTTTTTTGTAAATAAGTAAACCATGATGACAAAATGAGCAATAGAGTTATCAGTTGTAGTGTTATTATTACCTGAATTATTTCCAGTTTTACGTTTAACAACATACCCATTAGGTAAGAGAACTAAAGGATGCATATTACTCTCAGTAACAGCATCAACTAAGTCTTTAAACTCCCCAGTTGGGTCATCAACATTCATATTTCTTATCATATAAACAAATTTCAAATAGATCTTACGATCATAACCTGATATATCGCTCTCCCAAACAAAGGAAAACTGCTCAAGTGTTTGAATGGC